ACTGGTCGATCGCCTGCTGCTGCTGCTGAACTTGCTGAAACTGCGCCTGGAGCGCATCACGGGCGCGGGCGACTTCCTGGGTTTTCTGGGTGTAGTCGGACGCCAGCCTGATCTGCTCCCGGAGCGCGTCTGGCGACCATGTGCGCCCGTCCAGTTCGTAGCCGTGTGCAGCCTCTGTGGGCTCGCCAGACGCCTCCGGGGGCGCCTCGGCGGGTTTGAGGCCGAGCGCCTCCTCCATGGCCGCCACGCCGCTCCTGGGCCGTGCAGCAGGCTCCTGGGTCTCGGCCGTGCCGTCCGCGCGTGCAAAGCGTCCCTGCTCGTCGCGCGGCCTGGCATCTGCTGGCGGCGTCGCGCCCTCGTCCCTTGCGGGCGCCTCGGGCTGGCCGCGCAGCTTCTGCATGGCATCGGCGATGGAGAGCCGTGGCTGGGTTGCCGGTGCCGGGCTGATGTCGGCGGCAGCGTCAGGAGCGGAAGCGGGGGCAACGGGTGCAGACGTGGTTTCAGACATTGTCGTCCTCCAGAGCGCGGTTGCGCTCCTCCTCGGCTTGGCGTTCGATGTTGGTCATCGCCATCTTCTCGAAGTAGCCGCGGAGCTCGTCCACCGCGATTACCTTGACGCGGTTGAGGTCGCGGATGTCCTGCGTGGTACCGTAGACGGCGTAGTGTTCTGCGGTCTTGCGCATTTCGGACAGAAACTGCTGCAGGATTTCGTCGTGCATGAGCCGCTGCGCGCCGGCCACCGCGATCTGCAGATCCCGCTCGTCAGGATCGACGGCATCGAGGTCGAGACTGCTGGCACCCAGGATATCAGACATGCGGCACGGTCCCATCCGGCGCCAGGACCGCCTCGTAATGGTAATGAGCCGCCACGTGATTCAGGAACCATACCAAGTGGTCGTCTCGCTTCTTGCTGCGCCTCATTGAATCCAGGACGCGGCAGACCAACAGCGACAGAATGGCAAGAGCCATCGATCGGGAGTGGTCTGCCTTGTTAACGATGGCCTCGAACATCTCCCATATCGCTTCGACCCCCGGGTCATCTGGCTCAACCATCGGCCTCTAGCTTCCGCACGAGTGCCCAGTATTCAGCAAGAATGTCTTTCGCCGTCAGCCGTGGTTCCGTCTCTGGCAACGGATCGATGCAATAAACCGGCTCGCCATCTCTCCACTCAATGCGGAAGCTCTCGGGCCAATCGTCATCCGTCACTGCGGCATCCCCGGTGTCGGGCCGCCTGGCCGCGGGGGCTGCATCGAAGGCCCGCCCATCCCAGCGACCAACCCGCTGATGGCACGGTTCGCCAGCTGCCCGTATGCGGTCGGCAAGCCGCCGCCCATCAGCGCGCGCTGCACACCCATGGTGGTCGCCGGGTTACCGCCCGGCTGCGGCATCTGCACCGGATTGACCGGGTTCGGCATCATCGGCCGCTGTGGCGGCGGCCGTGGTCCCATCGGTCCAGGCTGGCCTTGCTGGCCCTGCGGCGGGGGCTGCTGCGCCTGTGGCGATGTCGCCGGTTGCTGCGGGCTTGCCGGCGGCGGCACATCCGGCATCAGGCCGAGCGTCGGCGCCTTCGACCGCATCGCCTGCTGTAGCATCGCCAGATTAGGCAGCGGCTGGCCGGCCTGCATCGCCGCAGTCGCCAGCCGGGTCCAGGCATCAATAGCGGCTTTATCCCTTTCACGATCATCATCGGTGAGCATCTTGGCGCGGTCGGTCTGCGCCTTGCCGCGATCGGTCTCGAGATCTGCGGCGTTCTTCTGCTGCTGTGCCTGCGCCAGCAACTGGCTGTCGGTTGGCTGGTTGTTGGGTGGTGGCGGCTGCCAACCGGGTGGCAATGCCTTGAAGTAACTGCTGGTGTCCGCGATGTTCGCCGTCTCCAGCATACGCGCCAGGGTATTCCTGTATTCCGGGATGCCGACCAGCGGGTTCTGAAGCCCACCCTGCTGCATGATCATTTCCTGCTTGCCGGCGATCTGCGACAGCATCGCCAACCTTTCCATTGGCATGCCTTTGCCGCCGACGTTGACCGCCGCTTCCCATTGGGTGGCGAGCACACGCGGGTCAATCGGTACCCATTCGCCGCGAATGCGGATCATGTTCGGCCGGTCCTGCTGGCGGGCCAGCATCTTGAGCAGCCCCTTGTAGAGCGGCGCCAACCCGGTCTCGGCCAGCGTCCGCGCCATCATATCCAATCTGTCCTGGGCGGCCGATGTCTGCTGGCTAACGGCGATCGGCGCGGTGCTCTGCAGCTCATCGACCGTGAGCCCCTGCGACGCCCTGGTGATGCCCGTCCGGCTTTCCCGGATCGCCTCGAGCACATCGAGGATCGGCAGCGCCTCTTTGCCGGTGAACGGCTTCACCAGTTCCTGCACGGCGCCCTGCTGCGCCACCCGGATAATGGAACCAATCGCGGTTTGCCGAACGTCTGCCTGGTTGACCTGCCCGAGCGTCATAACAGTCCGCGGGAACATCGCCTGACCCAGGCTGTCCAGTGTCGCACGCATCACCTTGGACTGCAGCCTTTGCAGGTCCATCACCATGTCGGCCTGGCTGTAACCGATGACCCTTCCCGGCTCGCGATACGGCGTGAAGCACGCCAGCGGTATCTCGTCAGTCCGTTCCCACTGGACCAGCTTCACCATATCGCCGAGGCAATGCACATGCAGCAATTCCGCCATGTGGTCGTTGTCGGCGTCGCACCTGATCCAGCCCTCGATATAACGACACAGTGCCATACTTTTGTCGTTGGGCGGCCCGCCGCGCATGTTGTAGCCGCTGATCGGATCGCGTGCGACCGCCTCGGCCCGCCGCCACATGTTCATGTCGCCGACGGTGTTGCTGAGCACGTCGTGTTCGGGGAGGCCCATCTCAATCAGTTCCGATGCCGGCAGATCGCGCACATGAAAGATCGCGCGGGCTTCCTCGACGGTGTTGGCATCGGGCACGATCCACACGCAGTCGCTCGGCACGCTTTCAACCACCGGCTTGGCTTCCTGCGCGGTGCGGTGAATGGTCGCTGCCCAATACTCAGGCGCACCACCCTGCTGCAGATACATCATACCGTCCGGCGTGCGTTGCACGAACGTGAGCTCTTCCTGTGTCATCGGCCGGCGCACCACGCGCTGGCACTCGATGCCGGGCTGTGCGAGCAGCATCTGTAGCTGTGGCAGCAACAGGTTCTGCGCGACCTCGGTGCGCGATTGCTTCACCTTGCCCCAGCGCCACCGTACCCATCCCGCTTTCCGGGTCAGCGCATTGAGCAGCGCATCATGCAGGATCTGCCATCCGGGATTGGCGGTGAACAACGCCCAGCGTGCATAATCCGTCGCCTGTCGCGACATCTTGGCGGTAGTGATCTCGGCATCAGGCCCGGCGATTTCATACGAAATCGGCTCAAATTCCACCGGATCAGAAACGCCGGTGAAGATGCGCAACAGAGACGGCAGCGTGCTGCGGATGGTGTCGCGCACCGTGGTTAGCACGAGATGGCTGCGGCCGCGCAGCTGGTCCTCGTCGCCAAAGCCCTCGCCGCGGTAGTAGCGGTCGGCGGCTATGCGCTCCTGAAACAGGTAATTGTCATATTGTTGTGCGTTTTTGAAGTAGTACGAGACGACGCCCTGGATTTCGTAATCGGACTTGCCGAGGCGCTCGTAGATGATCTCCTGCTGCCAATCGACGCCTTCGGGGCGCGCCGCCGGACGCAGGCCCTTGGCGTATGCCTTGATCGGCCCCGGCAGATCGGCATCATCGTCCGGCGGAATATCGTCTTTCTGCTTTGGCAGCAGGATCATCAGCGCCTGCTCTTGGCCAAGTGCCATACCGGTTGGCTTCATGCCGCCAGGTATCAAGCCGGGCACGTTCGGTAGTGGTGGTGGGCCGCCGTAGCTCTGCGCGTTGGGCGCCAGCAAGCCCGACCCGATGGGGGCCGAGCCCATACCGGCGATGATGGGTGACTGCTGCGGTGGATTGGGGATAGATGCGCTCATTGCGTGCCACCGCTGCCGGAGGACGATACGGCCCCGCCGAGCAGCCCCTGTACGTCGCTCGGCCGCCACGCGGCCATCGGCAGCTTAAACGCCCGCGACAGCTGATCCATCGTGCTGTTGATGCCCTGTGCCTGCATGCCCGCCGGGCTACCCCAGTTCAGCCCCGCCACGCCCTGCATCGCCTGCGTTTGCTGCGGCGTGAGCTGCGGCGGTGCGGCACCTGGCTGTGTGCCCTGCCGTGTGAACAGCTGCGCCAGCGCGTCTCCCATGCCATCGCCACCGACCTGGTTCAGCAGCGAGATCATGGTTGGCGACAGCGGGCCGCCCTGCGGATTGTAGGTCGTGCCGCTCATGTCAACTCGCCCACCCTGGCACGCTGTCCAGCACCGGCTCGCTATCGAACAGCCAGCTGGTGTTGGCGCTGGTCACCATCAGCGACTGCTCGGCCAGCGTCAGCGCCAGCGCATCGGCGTGGTCACAGGACGGCAAACCGCGCCGCCGCATGCTTTCCTTGCTCTCAATCTGGAGCTTGCCGTTGCTGCTGAAGCCGAACCGCGGCGCCACCAGGTCATCGCGGAGTTGATCATCG